GCATGGGGTTCCGTATTCAGGTGGCGCGGCTAATTTAGCTATCTCATCCCGCAGTCCTTGGTGGAAGATGTCACTCCTCAACCCGTGGTGGCTTGCACCAAACTGATTCATAGTCACTTCATACACCTCAAGCGCACGCCTGAGTGAGAGCAGGTCGCGGGTGCGTTTCGATTCGGCGTTTATTTGTTCCATTGTTCCTGACATAATTATGCTCCTAGTTCTACGATTCGATCTGCGCGGAAAAGCCTCCAAGCGTTTCCACGTTCCACCACTTTGGCGTAAAAGCCGGTGAGGCGTGAGTCACCTTCCTTAGTGTAGGGTTCAATATCGGTTAGAGTGTAGGTCAACACTTGACCTTCCTTGTTGGTCGCACCCTCAGTGCGTTGTGGTTTATATTTTAGTATCATTTTGCAGTTTTAGTTTTCTTGGTGGATTTTATCTAACCCTTTGCGGAAGTCGTATGCCTTCCACGCCTCTTCAGGGGTTAATCTCTTATTCAAGATTGCAGCAAGTAGGTCATCAGGGAGGTCATTAACATCCCTTCCCTTTGGAACATGCTTGTAGTGGTCGGACGGTTGCTCGGCGGGCAATGGTTCTGCGGGCACGGGGTCGGGCAATCCAAACAAGAACCCTGCACCGTTACCTTCTTCGTCGCAGGAAACCTCAAGAACAATTTCCTCACGAGTCTTTCCTCTGCCTTTTTGGAGAATTAACTGAGGGAAACCATCTTCCGAGATTCCTGTGCCAACGATCTTGAAACCGATTGCACCTTGGTAGTATTTATTGAGCCATTGATTTTCTGTTAGTTCTTTTTTCATTTTGCAGTTTCAGTTAAGAGGCTCACCCCCTCAACTGTTTATACAGTTTAACATTGTATATACAGTATGCAACAAAAAAATCACCTGATTGAAAACTTTCTTTAGTGGGACAGCAGATGTCCTACCAAGGGGGTAGGTTGAGGGATGACCCTTGTGTTACTATTTTGATTACAAACAAACTAATCTCGCCGTGAATAACCTGTTAGCTATTTTTGTATGACACTATTATACATGTACGATATGTATGAATTACTCAACGCATTAACTATAACACCTGTTTTTATGTTTATATAATGCACGATTTAGAAGAACTGGAGAGAATGAGCAGTATTGAACTGCTGGAGTTTAGGCAACAGATTGCCGATGGACTGGGTGAACTTGATGCCTACATCGAGAAAAGGGCGGGTGCCGTTACCTTCGCCGCCGAAGATTCAGAAGTTCCTTCGCCGCTGCCTGGCGCTCAGAATCCATCTCCTTAATCAACTTATCTAAATGAGCATCAACACATCTTTCAACGACAGCAGTGATGGTCAGCCCCGTAGCCCCGGACGCTGCCCGGAGTTGGGTGAGGAACTTCTCCTCAAACCGAAATGCTGTTGCTTGTCTATTTATTTTCTTCATCGTTGGGTACGGTAAAACCAATCCCATATAGTATGACGTATATACATTAAGCAACTTCAAATTATTATTTTCTTTGTCATACGCGGCGTCACATGTTATACACTCAATCAGTCCGAGGAGGGCTTGTTTTTTAGCTTAAAAACGTACCGCCGTGGCGGTGCTGTATAGTAATGAAAACTAAAACCAAAATATTAACTGCATTCCGAATCAAACCCGATCTGAAGAAACGTCTCGCCAAATTCGCGAAGCGTAAGCGCGTCACCTCCACCGAGGTTTTAGAGACGTTGATTGATCGGTATTGCGTGACTGCGAAAGAAGAAAAATGAAAACAACTGAACTGCTAACTCGTCGTGAAGTTGCACAGCGACTTCGAGTATCAACCAAAACCGTGGACCGAATGAGGTCCAGTGGTCAACTCGTCACCAAGTGGGTAGGGGATAACTCTCCCCGAATCACCATGGACTCATTCAAGAGGTTTCTGGCCGCCGCTGGTTGCTTTGCAATCATGGCATTTGCGCAAGCGGTTGAGATCAATGGTGCATTAATCCATGCCGTTGCCATGGTGGAAAGCAATAACAACCACCGTGCGGTGGGCGATCAAGGCAAGGCCAACGGAGCATTTCAGATGTGGAAACCTGCTTGGACTGACTGCTCTCGGTGGCTGAAGAAAAACGGTTTCAAAACCACGCCATATGAGAAGGGTGTGAACGACCCAACCATTAGCCACCAATACTGTAAAATCTACTTGTCGCTTCTGCATTCCCAACTAAGGAGGAAAATGGGACGCGACCCCAGCGCCGGCGAACTCTATGCAGCATACAACTTAGGTGTGCGCGGGTTCGAGCGGCGTGGATTTCAACTGGATAAGACTCCAGAAATTACTCAGCGAGCAATCGTTAAACTTCACAAGCATTTGAAGTAATGGAAGCTCGCCCTGGAATCACCAAGCGCAGCTATGCTTCGGCAGGATTTTGCGCAGACTGCCGGCAGGCAACGATGGTTACCCACTATGACCGGACTATTCCAGGTTACTTGTGCAAGTCCTGCGCACCTCAAGCGATCTACATTGATTTGCTTTTGGTAAATATCGGACTGCACCACCCAACCCAGAAAACCCCAAACAACTAACCCCATGAAGGATGGATCATGGACGTTACATGCGTTGAATACAATATTATGCCGATAAATAGCAGGCAAAAGGGTGCCAGATTCGAGCGATACCTCGCCCTCTGGTTCCGGGATCAGGGATACGACAGTTTCAGAGGCTGCCAGTTTAGTGGAAGGAATGTCCACACTGGCGAGGACGCACCTGATGTCGTGGTTAAGGGTGTAACCGATTGGTTACACATCGAAGCCAAGCACGTTGAGAAACTTAACCTTCAGGACAGTTACGATCAGTCAAGGAGGGATGCTGAAGGTCAGGGCAAAATCCCATGCGTAATCCATAAACGCAACAACACTGAACCCTTAATTACATTTTCACTGGAGGACTTCGCCGGCTTTTTGCGCGGTGACCTGCCTCCGAGTAACGAACCCCTAGAAAAAGGAAAAGAATAATGAGCGAACTAACGCTAACAGCGGGAGGCGGCAATGCTGTCTCGGACTACACACCACCCCCAGCGGGTGAGCATAAAGCAATCTTGGTGGACATAGTTCTATCCAAGAATGAGCAGACTAAATTCGGAGTGAAAGACCTATTGTTCTTTTACTTTGAGATCGAAGAGAAGATGGATGATGGACGCCCCTTTTTGGTGCGTAAAAAATTCACCAACTCTCTGAATGAAAAAAGCAACCTGTATAAGTTCCTGACCAAGTGGCGCGGCAAACCGTTCGAGCCGGGTGAGGAGTTTAACCTCCGTCAAATGCTCGGAGTAGGTTGCATGCTTGAACTCGAAGAGTTCACGCCTGAAGGCGAGGACAAGGTTGTGGTCTACGTTGACCGTGCCAGAAAGCTCGCCAAAAAGGATTGGATCAAAGCGAGCGGAGAATACGACGGCGACCGGACCCGTGAGCGGATCGAAAAGTATCGGGAGGAAAACAACTCCAACACTCCAGCGATCCAGCCCAAGGTGGAAGATCCACACACCGACCCAGGTGAAGTACCGGACGACGTACCGTTTTAATCCAATGTTTAAGCCGCCTCACTCTTCTTGCGATCCTCCTTGGCGCACCGCCGTACACCTACAGCGGAACCCAGTGGGGCGGCTTTCTTTTTTTAAACGGATGTCCCGAAAGGTGGTCTACGCGGCAAGGGGCGTTTTGCAGTTCGGACCTGATCTGCTGAACCTGCTGATCTGGGCATCCGTTACTTACTTTATCTGGAAAGGATTTTTTGAAGATGAATGATGAATTAGTTTTGAAAGTCGCACAATCGAAGGCGGCACACTGGTACCATGAGGACGGCACCCCGCAACATACGATTGACGGTGCAAACGGGAATGAGCGCAACACTAACCTGAGAGACGCCCGGAAGTATGGACTATACCCCAGCGTAACCGGCGTTGACAGCGATGTGCTGACCAACTTCGGTGTTACCCGTTGGAAAGAGAATATCCTAATCGAGGCGGCCTACACTCTGCCGGTTAAACCGGATGAGGAGTATGGTGACTTTTGTGATCGGGTTAAATCTGACGCAGACCAGTTCGGGTCTGTTGCCCGTGAGTTTGGTTCCAAAATCCATGCAGCAATTGATTGCTTCCATATGGATAGAGACTTTCAACCTGAACCCGAACTGTTGCCCTGGTTTGAGAAATACAAGGCATGGTTTAACGCTAACATTATTGATGTGGTCTCAAGCGAAAAGAGAGTCGTCAATAAGAAGGTCGGTTACGCCGGCACCATGGATATGGTTGCCAGGCACCAGGAATACGGAACGGTCCTAATCGATTTCAAAACTCAGAACATGAAGAGTGCTAAACCTAACTTCTATGATTCATGGGTTAGACAACTAGCCGCATACCGTGAGTGTGTTGACCCAAAACCACAATGCCTGTCGGTAGTGATCAACTCCAAGGAACCCATGGATCCGTTTGAAAAACTATGGACCGATCAAGAAACTAAAACAGGTTGGGATGTGTTCAAGCGAGCATGCGAAATCTGGCAACTGCAACGTAACTATTTCCCTGGAGGTGAAGAATGATTGAGGAAGATTTAGAGAAAGCATTGGAGATTGTAACCGAACGCCAAGGCATTAGTCGTGAGCAAATCATGGGGAAATGTCGTGAGGTTAAGATCGCAACTGGAAGACATATAGTGTGTTGGCTTATGAGGTACAGGGGGTGGTCTTACCTTAAAATCGGTGCAGCAATGGGATCACATCACGGTACAGTAATTAACTCGTGCCAGAGGATCAATGAATGGATCCAGGTGGACAGAAAGTTCATTGAAGAATGGCCCGAACTGGAGGGTAAGCAGATTGTTTTCCAAGATTCAGAGACCCGCAAAGAAAACAAACGCAAACTAGAAGAGATGGTGGCTTAATGTGGATACTTCCAAAGCAATTAATCACATCTCTCTCTGTGCCGGATACGGAGGAATTGACCTTGGGTTGCGAAGAGTTTTCCCAACTTGCAGAACAGTCGCTTATGTGGAGATCGAAGCCTTCGCCGTCGCGAACTTGGTCGCAAAGATGGAAGAGGGTGAACTGGATCAAGCGCCTATCTGGACAAACCTTAAAACCCTGCCACTGGAAGCGTTTCCAACGGGCCTGGAGATTATCTCTGGCGGCTTCCCGTGCCAACCTTTCTCCGCCGCAGGAAAGCGGGAAGGCGATGAAGACCCAAGGCACCTGTTCCCATACATAAAAAATGCAATACGAACTATTCAGCCAAGAATCGTCTTCCTTGAAAACGTGGAAGGAATCATCTCCGCAAAACTCAAGGGAGACGGGTGGGAAGACCCAGCAGGAACGCCCGTTCTGCTCCATGTCCTCCGAGAGTTGGAAAGAGTGGGTTACAAATCGACGGCAGGAGTATTCAGCGCGACTGAAGTCGGGGCAACTCACCAACGAAAAAGAGTTTTTATCCTTGCAAGGAAAAATGAAGGGTCGCTCGTCCCTGCCGACGACTGCCGTAATAGAGTGTCGCTTGGAGAAATCGGAGAACGAGCAACTAAAGAATTGGCCGACACCGGCGGCACGGGATGTAAAGGGTCTAAGTGGGAAAGGGAGACAGGAGAGGAAAGGCAACCCGACCGACACATTGCCGAATGCGGTAGCAGTTTGGCCGACTCCGACGACAGCGGAAGGGTCGAAGATTGGATCACAAGCCAACTACGGACAAGTGGGGTTAAGCAATCATCCTGCTATCGTTGGCCTTCCAGACCGGGAGAAGCTCAACAAGAGTGGGAAGAGCCAAGAGTCGTGGGCGACGCCAAGGACGAACGAACATTGGCAGGGCCGGGAAGCAGAAAAAGCGTATGTGGAAGCGGGTTTCAAGCAACCGAAAATAAGAGACGGGAAGGCGAGGCCGAACGGCGGGACATGGGACACAACTTTAACCACTCAAGCGAAGAGTCAGACCCAAGAGTCGTGGGCAACCCCGAATGCGGGAGACGGGAAAGCGGGAATGGCGGAAGGCCGGCAGCAGAAGAGCTTGGGTCAGGACGTGAGCAAGCAGCAGGGAGGATACAAGCCAAGCATGAAATTAAATCCCAACTGGGTGGAACAGTTGATGGGACTACCAGTGGGCTGGACCCAACTGCCAACAGAGTGGATCGGTTAAGGCTTTTGGGGAATGGGGTGGTGCCTGACACCTGCGAGGTAGCCTTCAGGACTTTATATAAGGAGTTAGTAGATGGAAACAATAACAGCAGCGGAAGCGGAATCTAGGAGGTTGTGGCCCTTAACTTTACCCTATCGCCCAAGGCAAAGGGTTATGTGGGAGAAGGTGGTGGCGGATCTGGAGCGGGGCAATATCCCCTACGCCCTGGTCGAGTTACAGGTAGACCATGAGCACGGTGCTTTTACAGGAATAGAGGTGTGGCGTGGAGATATCTGAGTTAAAGAATAAGTTAAGTTTACCTGATGTGGTAACCGAATTGGGTTATGCCAGGGAGATAGTTAAGAGGAGTACCAATTGCCCTTTTCATGATGATAAGAATCCCAGTTTCGGAATATGGGAAGAGTCAGGTCAATGGAAGTGGAAGTGTCACGCCGGGTGTGGTGGTGGTGATGCAATCGATTTTATTCAGGTAGCACTGAACCTGTCCCAAACAGAAGCGATTCAACGATTTAAGCAAATGGCTGGAGCAGAGGAAGCGAGGCCGGTCCTGATCGATCCTCCCAAAAGGATCGATTGGACCGAGGCTCGCGATGCGTTCAAGCCGGCAATGAGAAACAAACTCGCAGAGTGGAGAGGTTACTCACCTGAGTTTGTTGATTGGTTGCATGAGAATAATCACATGGGCATCGTCCAGGGACGACTAGCCTTCCCGGTACAACACAACCCCCGTACCACGCCAAACGGGAAGGCAGACGGTGCCCATCTTTTTCATAGGGAAAAGGGCTGGAAGATATTAGGAGGGAAATCCGCGCCCTGGTGGATAGGTGATCACACTGAACATGTGTTCGTCTTTGAATCGCAGTGGGACGCATTCGCCTTCATGGATAAGGTAAGATGGGCTGAGTCTATCCAACCAATATCTTCAATCCTAATTACTAGAGGTGCGCAGGGTGCCAAAAAGATAAACGGGTTAATTCCGCCAAAGAGTAAGGTGTATCTCTTCACTCAAAACGATGAGGCCGCCGAGAAGTGGCAGGATGATATAACCCAAATGCATCCACGTTGTCACATAGTCACTACACCCGAAGAGCACAAGGATCTTAATGATTGGGTTAGGGCCGGGGCAACAGGCGCTCAGGTTATCGAGGCAATGGAGTCAGCACCTTTGTATGAGAATCCAAATGCCCCAAGGCTACCAGGGTCAATGGATTGGAATGATCTACTGGCATTCGATGCCAGCAAGGATACGGACAACATGCTTGGTTCCCGGAGGTTATCCAAGTCCGGTAGTTGTGTCTGGGTTGGGTCCAGTGGCCTGGGTAAGTCAGTCCTAACCCTTCAAGCTGCAATGACTTGGGCAACAGGTATGCCGTTCTTTGGTATCCATCCAAAAGGATGTTACAAAAGCCTAATCATTCAAGCCGAGAACAACTTCGGGGATGTAGCTGAAACTATCCAGGGTGTGAAGTACGGTTTGTCCCAGGAATACCCGCAACTCAGCTTCGATGAGATTCAGCAAAAGGTTACGATTGTCAGGATGGTCAACTCAACCGGGTTAGAGTTTATCGCTCAACTCCGCAAGATGATTGCTGAGTATCAACCTGATATGGTGTGGATTGATCCTCTACTATGCTATCTGGGCGGAGATCCTAACTCTTCTGAGGATGTATCCTACTTCACCGGGTTGATCGATGAACTAGCAATAGAGTCTGGATGCCTCTTCCACATCATTCATCACACCGGCAAGCCTAAGACCAGCAGTGATACCAGAGGATTTACCACCGCGGATTTAATGTATGCAGGATTAGGTTCTAGCGTCCTTACCAACTGGGCAAGGGCAATCATGGTCCTGCAAGGTGAAAGAGGCTCAGAGGGCATTTTCAGGCTAACAGCGGCTAAGAGAGGGAAGAGGTCTGGTCTAAGCCATGAGTGGTCTACCAGCAACGAGCATGTTCACCTGGAACATAGCACTGAGGGACTATGTTGGTTGCCTTCAGACTATCAACCACCAGAGAAGAAGGATGTGGGTAGACCGTCCTTCAGGAATAATATGCTCAGTCAATGGCCCGAAGGTGGATTTACTCAGAAGGAGGCTATGGATCATTTCAGTAAGATTCACTCAGATGAGATTGGTCGATGCCCAACCGAAGGGGCGATCAAGCAGGCCATTCTGCACTACACAAAGGACGGAAGTTTGGAGAGAAAAGATGGAAAGATTTACCGCAATTATGGTGGTAGTAAATAGGTTTAATACCACTACCAGTAATTAACTGACTGGTAGTGGTAGTAAATTATTCCCCCCTTTAGGGGGGGGAATTAATTAACTACCAGCAACTACCTTCAGTTTTAGTGATTTATGAAGGAAAACGAAGAAAAGGGTGATGCACCTAAGAAGCGAGTGAAAGCCAGGAAGAAGCCAGGCAATTCCCTGACGGCAGCCAAGGCGCTGATTGTTACTCCCGATCCATCAAGGGTGGATGTGAAGGATCTTATCCCGGCAAGTTGCATGGAGGATCGGGGCAAGGATACCATCGGAAGGAAGAAGGGAGGACCGAACAGGTACAACCGCGATACGGTGGAGGCTATTCTCCGAAACGTAGCGATTGGATTGCCGGAGGGTAGAGCAGCGCAGTTGGCTGGAATTAGTGCGGGGACGTTGACGGAGTGGAAGAAGAAGTGGGGTGACATGTCCGAGGCACTCGCGCGTGCGTCTGCAATCGCCCAAGATGAACTGTATGGCGTTGTAAGACAAGGGATGCAAAAGAACCCACGATTAGCGTTAGAAGTCCTTGAGCGGCGTTTTCCGAGCGAATGGGCGGCACACTCAAAGCATCAGGTTGCCGGCGTGATGATGCAGACCCAGATAAGCCCGGAGATGCTGACCGGGATGCATGGCGCCAGGCAGGAGCGGGACGCATCAGGTGATAAGGAATCACCTGATTCGGGCCCAGAAACCATTGATATATAAGGCTCGGCATGAATCTGCTAACACTTATGCTAACACTCACTGTCCTGAAACCCCTACAAAACCAGGGGCAACCATGCGGCGGCGAGGGCATCGATGCCGGGCCCATGTGGATCCACCATGGAAAAAATAGGGGGGTGGGCACCCCAGATCGCAGCGCGGTATTTCGCCCCCCCACCCCCTTTTTTACCCCTCGCGTAAGACTTCCCCACTTTGGGAATGTATCCCCCCTTAACTCATTCCCAACCAATTTACGGAACATTAAGCCCTTTTGTTCCGGTAGACATTCCCACCCATTTATGATCGACAAAAACCTTAGCCAATCAAAAAAGGAGAATAATGAGTCACAACCTATTACCTGAGAGAACCCCGGACCAGATCCGGGATGATGCCATGAAGGTATTCAACCAGATGGCACCTGCGAAGTATGATGATGGTCAAGCCAGGCAAGAGATCACCAATAACCTGGATAAACACCCTGATTTGATTCAGGCCAAGCGTGAAGAGATTATGGATCTTTGGTTCTATAACGAGTGCGAGGCCAGGCAGATTGATGAGTTAAAGTTGCGGATTGATCAGTTGCAGAAACGCAATGCTTATTTGGAGGAATTAATTAAGCGATGATGTACGCATTGTCTGGTGGTGAGAGGATTGAGGCATCCCCTGGTGCGGAGGGTATCTGCCCTATGTGCGAGGGTAAAGTGGTGCCCAAGTGTGGTTCGATAGTGTCCTGGCACTGGGCACATAAGGTGAAGGATTGTGATACCTGGTCGGAAGGGGAATCGGATTGGCATATTGGATGGAAGGAAGAGTTCCCGGAGGAATGTCGGGAGGTTATTGTCCATGGCCCGGACCATTTCCACCGTGCTGATGTTAGTATTTGTGGAAGGGTGATTGAGTTCCAGAAAAGCCCTATAAAGCATGAGGACATAAATCGGCGGGAACATTTTTATGGTGGAATTGTTGGTGGCATATTTTGGGTTCTTTGTGCTAATGGATGGAATTTTGAGTTTACTGAAATGAATGGTGGGTCTTGGGATAAATTTCAATGGAAGTATCCGCACCAGCATTGGTGGTTTGCGAGGGAGAGGATTTATTTAGACTTTTGCGGTTCACTGAATGAGGGGGATAATCTTTTTTGGGTAAAAAAGATTTACCATGATCTACCTTGCCGCGGATGGGGTAAATGGGTTCCCAAGAAAACCTTTCTAAGAAACTTTCGTGATTTCCCTTTAGGTAGAGCAAAAGAGCGGGGGGAAGAAATTACACCTGTTGCAATGAAATGGTAGAATTAAATGAGTACCACCACTAAGACTAAGAAGCTGGATCCATCGGTTACTGATCTGGAGAACTTCAGTAAAGAGATATTTGGTATGGAGATGTATCCCTGGCAAGTGAAGGCTATGAAAGGGATAACGGGTAAGGGTGGTAAGTGTAGGGTTGCGGTTAGGGCGGCCAATGGTTCGGGTAAGACTACGCATTTGGCGGCGCCTGCTGCACTTTGGCATGCTTTGATTTATCCTAACTCGATTACGATTACGACTTCGGGGGTGTATCGGCAGGTTAAAGAACAGATGTGGCCTTGCATTAGGTCATTGGCGGCCAAGGTTAAGGGTTGGGGGATACAAGTTAACCAGACTGATTTGGTTACGAGCACCGGGTCCAGGATAATTGGATTCAGTACGGATGACCCCGGTAGGTTTGAGGGTTGGCATGCTGATAACCTGATGATTATTTGTGATGAGAGTAAGACGGTCCAGGATGGAATATTTGAGGCTATAGCCCGGTGCCAACCGAGCCGGCAACTGGTGATTAGTTCGCCTGGTGGAACGAGTGGTGAGTTTTGGCGGATCTTCAATAAGCAACAACACCTCTGGGATTTGCATAAGGTGACTGCCTATGATTGCCCCCACATTAGTAAGGAATGGATTGAGGAACAGTTTGAGAGGTGGGGTAAGGATCATCCATTGATTAAGTCGATGATCTTTGGTGAGTTCATGGAGGCAGATGATGAGAGGTTGGTTATTCCTTATGCCACTTTGGATAATGCGATTGCTAATCCCCCGCGCAAGAGTGGTAAGGATGTCACTTGTGGAGTGGATTTTGCCGGTGGTGGGGATGAGAATGCTATGGCGATTCGGCGGGGGAATAAGGTTGATAAGATTATTACCTGGCGTGATAAGGATACTATGGCATCGGTTGGTAGGTTTATTATTGAGTTCAAGAAGGAAGGTTTGAAGGAGGAACAGATTTATTGTGATATAGGCGGGTTAGGTTTGCCCATGGCAGATGCTTTGAGGGAGGCAGGTTGGAACATTCACCGGATTAACTTTGG